TGACACCATCCCAGAAGAAAGCATCTACGGATTGCAGGCTGGCGCTGTCAGCATTACAGAATCGCAGGCTCCCGGAATCCGTTCGTACAATATCGACACACAGGAAAACTTGGCGTTGGGCTACCGCGCTGAGGGCGTGTTTAACGTCGATATTCTCGGCTACAGCTGGGATGAAACTGCTGGCGGTGTTAATCCTAATCTGGCAGCACTGGCAGCAGTTGCTAACTGGGGCAAGTACGCTACCAGTGACAAAGCAACCGCAGGTGTGTTGATTGACCTGTCAACTGCACCTTAACCAAATATGGCGGGGTAACTCCCGCCTATTTTTCTGGAGAAGATCATGAAAAAACTGTGTTATTCAAAACGTGGCGCTAAAACACCTGAAGGTTTTGCTGCTCGCAGCGCTGCTTACTTCGCTGGTGTTGAAAACGGTGTCGATGAAGTGGTTATTGTGGGCGATTACCCAAACATCAAAGATGCCTACACCAAAGCAGAAGTAAAGGTGACGGTAGAAGAGGTGGAAACCGATACCAAAAAGGAAAAATCATTGAGTCTGACGGCGTTACGCAAGTTGCTGACATCTGCCAATGTTGAGTTTCCTGCTGACGCTTCGAAAGAAGATCTGCAAGCATTGGTTGATGCATTACCTAAGGCGTAATAACCATGATCGAATACATCACTGTCGCGGATGTTGACGAAAAGCTGGGTGATAGCTGGACTGATACCAGCAAGAAGTCACGCGCAGTGATGATCGCCAACGTCTGGTTAACCAATCAGTCTTTGCCATCGCGTGATAGTGATGGCAAGACATACCCAGATCAGGTTGCTTATCCGGATGAATGGATCCAAGCGGGGGCAGAAATTGCCAAAGCGGCTGCTATTGGCACTATCTACGGTGCCAAGGAAACTGGCGTTCTGAGCAAGACAGTTAAGGCAGACACGGTGTCCAGTAGCAAAACCTTTACTGCTACCGCGAAAAAATACACTGCCGCTGAGTCGCTGGCGCTGGCATTGCTGAAACCGTGGATTAGTGGACTTGCCAACGTAATGCTACTAAAGAGGGTGTGATATGGGCTTACGCGAAGATCTGCAAGCCGACATTGCAGAAGCCTTTGATGACGATTTGGCCGATGCTGTTCCGTCATTTTCTGGTTTCAGAGTTATTGGAACTGAATACGATCCAGTGACCGAAACGCAGGTTGAGCAGAAAGTTACTTTTAGTGGTCGCGGCGTGTTTGGCAGTTACTCAACAGATATTGCCGATGGCATCAATATCCTGCTGACAGATACCAAACTAACTGCTTTGCAGAATGAAGTTGTTGATGCTGATAGCGTAGCTTTCACGCCTGCTATCGATGACATAATCAATGGGCTTAAGGTTATCAGCGTTGGTAAGGATCCTGCAGGCGCTTCTTGGTCGATTCAGTTGAGGAAGGCTTGATGGCTAAGTACCGTCCTCATATTTACCAAACACCATTTGATCATGTGCTTTATGCGTTGGCACGTAACCAAAAGCAGTTGAATCAGATAACTGGAAGTTGTCAGGAAAAGTTTTTGGATGTGCAAGCAGACGCTTGTGTGACGTACTTTGAAAATGAAAGCAATAAGTCACTGTGCATTGTTCAACTGCCAGATGTCGCTGATAAAACCATCGTGCAAATTCATGGCTTGTTACTGCACGAAGCTGTTCATATTTGGCAGAAGTTGAAGAATAAAATGTACGAGGATCACCCAAGCATTGAGTTTGAGGCCTACTCAATACAGCGTATTGCGCTTGATTTATTTGAAGCGTTTCAAGATAGCGATCGCGCAGGAGGTGTCAATGGCTAAAGGCGGCTGGTCTAATCCTCCTTCTGGATTCATGACGGAAGTTGAAGGCTATATCAACGGATTTCAGCGCCGCATAGCCACAGATGCGCTATCGATGGTGGTAATGGGTTCGCCTGTCGATAAAGGGGCGTATCGTGGAAATCACCGGGTTACTATCAACGGAATTGATATCAGTTATTCACTGGATGACGTTGACAAAGCAGGGCAGGAAACTATCGCGCGCGGAACTGGCGTGATTGATGGAGCCAACCTTATTTACAAGGAAATCGTTATCCAAAACAACCTGTCGTATGGCGAAGAATTAGAAAACGGGCACTCACAGCAGGCACCGCAAGGGATTTATGGTCCAGCAATGGCAACTCTCGCAGCAAAATATGGTGGCAAGCAATGACATTTGAAGAAATCCGCCAAGCCATTGTTGGCCGCATGGTGTCGTTTACTGGCATTGAGCAGTCACGCATTGACTATCCAAACCAGCCACAACGATTTACGCCGCCTGAAACTGGCCTTTGGTGTCGGCTGAGCATTCAGCATGGCACGTCATTTTTTACTGGGGTAGGTGATAAGCCATGTACGCGCCGACCAGGGCAGATAGTTGTCCAGTGCTTCGCCTATCTGCAATCAGGGACAAAAGGGCTGAATCAGCTAACGGACAGTCTCGTTGAACATTTCCAATACTGGTCAAATGGTAAGCTTGAATGTTGGGAAGCCAGCCAGATAGATATCGGCAGCGATGCCTCCGCCGGTGATACCGCTGGTTCTGGCTTCTATCAAATCAACGTATCAATCCGGTTTGTAGCCGATTAACAATCAAATTAATTCACAACAAGGTCAGCCATGTGCTGGCCTTTTTTATTGCCACGCCGAGAGGCGTTTACTCTCATAGGAGATAAATCCATGTCTAGTGGAGCTAAAGTCATTTCTCACATTGCGCGTGAGCAAAGTCCAGGTGTGCTGCCAGCGTTACCGACTTGGCAAGTCATGCGACTGACGAGCAACGCGCTAACACCAACCATTAACACCAGCGAATCAGAAGAAATCACTGACACTCGTTTAGGTCAGGGTAGTTCTGCTGATAGCGTTGATATTGGCGGGGATCTGGCTGGCGAGTTTTCATTCGGAACGTTTGATAGCTTGCTGGCTGCTGCGTTCTACAACGAGTGGAACAACGACCAGTTAACCATCGGTGAAACACGGATTACTCACGCGATTGCCAAAGGGTACAAAGACGTTGGCGTTTACGCCATGTTCAAGGGTGCTCATGTATCAACTTGGGCGCTGGATATCCCGGAAGAAGGCAAGGTGACTACAACATTCACCATGTCATGCCTCGATTATGAGGATGCCAACACCGTGATCGTGGTTTCTGCTGATGCTGCCACAGATACACCAGTTATGAGTTCTCTCAGCGTTGGTACAGTTAAGGCTGACGGCCAGAGTCTGGAAGGCGTGGCATGTGTGTCAGCACTCAGCTTATCGTTAGATAACTCGCTGCAGACTCAGCGCTGTCTAGGTTCTGGTAAGTTGGGTCCAGGCGCACTGATTGAAACTGCGGCTAACTTCACCGGTTCTGTTACTCTCGCGTTCTCTGCCAAAGCGTGGGAGATCTGGAAAAACCAGTTTACCCGAGCAACTATTGCCATTGAGTTTCCAATCGTTGATAGCTTGGGTAACTCATACGACATCCTGCTGCCGAAGTGCGAAGTCGATGGGGATCTGCCAAGCGGTGGACGTACAGACATTCTGCAGATTGAGTTAAATCTTACCATCGCCAAGCAAAGCCCGGTGATCACCCGTATTCCTGCGCCTACCGCGTTAACCATTAGCGGCGGCACTTCTGTAGCAGAAGCGGCAACGCTGCAACTGTCTGTGGCGGCCACTCCATCTAATGGCAATGCATCTGTCACTTGGTCATCTGACAACGAAGCCGTGGCAACTGTCAGCGCTACCGGGTTAGTCACTGGCGTTTCTGCCGGTACTGCCAATATCACCGCTACCAGTTCAGTGTTGAGTACCATCACTGACAGCGTAGAAATCACCGTTTCTTAATTTGCTCACACAAGCATTGCCCGGTTAATAGCCGGGCTTTTTTATTGGAGATAACCAACATGGGCTTATCGCTCGCTAACCACGACCTGATCGCCTCCGGTATCCGTTGGATTGATTACGACAAAAACACGCGCATTAAAATTGCTGGTATTGATGACCAGAAATACCAGATTGCCGCAGACCGTGCCCGCCGCCTTATTTCACAGTCTGACGCCAGACAATCCCTACACAACATTTCCGTTTCTGATGCTGATGCCACTGAGTTTGATATCCAGTGCCAGCTAATGAGCCGTTACATTGTGCTGGATTGGGATGGGGTGACAGATGAAAACGGAAACGAAACCGAATTTAGCCCGCAAAAAGCCGAAAAGCTGCTTAAAGGCAATGCTGCTTTCTTCGCTTGGGTGCTTGAACAGGCAACAAAAGTCACCATCGACAAAGCAAAAGAGATTGCTGATGCGAAAAAAAAGCCATTGAACGCTTCAATTGGGAGCGTGAGTGGCGCGGCAAGTCGGAAAAGAAAGCCATCATCTACCGCAAACTTGGAAGCGTAATCCCTGAAGAGCCAGAAAGCGATCCGCTCACTGACTACATTATTGGCCTGTTCTGGCAGCTAGAAGCTGGGCGGCGGATTGTAGTTTCAGCTACAGCCGTTGTGCCTTGCCGAATATCCATTCCAGAAATATCAGGCGTTGTGGAGGTTATCGGTGAAGTAATGGCTCGGCCAGCGCTAGATAGCATCATTTTTGCAATGGACGGCGAATATATGGAGTCAATCAAGAAATGACGGAAACGTTTAACTGGCCTGTTAATGTCGGCGCTAGCGGCGAGATAACCCACAAGATCCTCAAAAATGAGTTTGGCGATGGCTACACCCAAGCCTTTGGACTTGGCATTAACAGCCGTTCAGCGAGCTACAACGTGTCGGTGACAGGGTTCATTGATGGTGTGAGAGAGCCAAACATTAAGCCAATCATCGATTTTCTTGATGCAAGAAAAGGCTATGAGTCTTTTTACTGGACAGCACCAGATGGAAAAACAGGCCTGTACCGGGTAGAAAGTTACTCGCCAACTAATGACTCGCAGAACGGCAAGACTACTGTTAGTTGGACAATGCAGGAGACATTTCAGCCATGAGCATGAAATCTGATGTTCAAAAACTTGAACCCGGAAACCTTATCCGCCTGTTTGAGTTAGACTTGAGCAACTACAGCGGCGGCATTCAGCGATTCCACGGCCACATGCAGCAAGGTGAAATCATCTGGCAGGGTGAAACCTATTCACCGGTAAACGTCGATGTTTCCGGCATGGAAATGAACGGCGGCAAGACCGTGGCACCAACACTCACCATCGGCAATATGATTGATGGAACTCGCGGCGCTGTTTCTGCACTTTGCCTATATTTCAATGACTTTGTTGGGTCAAAACTCACAGTACATGAAACCTTCGCGCATTACCTCGATGCCGATAATTTCCCAGATGGTAATCCAACAGCATCTGATAGCGAAGTCACTAGCACTTGGTACATCGAGCAGAAAACCAGCGAAAATGTGCAGCAAGTGCAGTTCGAACTTGCATCACCAGCCAGCTATGCCGACATGCTGATCCCCACTCGGCAAATCACTAACCGCTGTACCTGGTGTGTCCGTGGCGAGTATCGCGGTGATAGTTGCGGGTACACTGGCGGCTATGTGGATAAAGATGGGAATCCAACTACAGATCCGGCATTAGATAAATGCTCTGGGCTTATCGACTCCGGGTGCAAGCCTCGATTTGGTGAAGATGCAGAATTACCGTTCGGCGGATTCCCAAGCGCAGGTCTATTGAGGTAACAACCATGATAAAAGTACCTGATGCCGTAATGGCGGAAATATTCGCACATGCCGCCGAAGTAGCGCCACAAGAATGCTGCGGACTATTAGTAAAAGTTGGGCGAAAAATAACATATTTCCCATGCAAAAATGTTGCTACAGATAAGTCTGGAATAAAAACAGATGATGAATATCGTCAGGAAAACTTTGAGCATGATACTGATGATCAATGTGCCGCAGAGGATGCCGGGACAGTAATGGCTATAGTACACAGCCATCCAGACGCGCTGCCAAAGCCATCCATTGTTGACCGTATCGAGTGCGAAAAACACGAATTACCGTGGCTGATTGTTGGCCGAGATAATGACTTTGAATGGCTGGAGCCAACTGGTTATACCGCGCCGCTACTTGGCCGACAGTTCGCCCACGGTGTGCTTGACTGCTATCAGGCAATATCAGATTTTTACGCGCGCGAGTTTGGCATTTTACTTGGGCACTACGACCGCAACGACCGCTGGTGGGAAAACAAAGACGGGCCAAGCCTGTATCTGGACAACTTCGAGAAAGAGGGGTTTGCCCGTGTGGATTCACCGTGCCGTGGCGACATCCTCATTATGCGCATCAAAACACCTGGCTTGCCGTGTTACCACCCAAATCATGCCGGGGTGTTCCTTGGCGATAACCCGCTATTCAAGAGCGAAGCGGCAACCGCATTATGCGGCGCTGGCCCGTTTTTCTACCACCACCTGTACGGACGTTTGGCTACCCGTGAGATTTACGGGAATAGCTGGGCCACTCGCACCGAATTAATCCTTCGCCACGAATCAATGATGTGAGGTCACTATGAAACGCAACATATTGCTGTACGGAGAGGTACGGAAGCATTTTGGTAAGCGCAAATTTACAGCTAGCGGAACACCATCAGAAATTCTAGAGAAGATGTGTGAAAAGAACAGTAAATTTAAACGATTTCTACTTGGTTATTAATCTATAGGTGCTCTTATGGGATTACGTACTGTGCGCCTGTACGGCGTGTTGGGCACTAAGTTTGGCCGAGAATGGAAACTAGACTGCAAGTCTCCGGCAGATGCTGTGCAGGCACTCTGCAACATGGTGCCTGGTTTTGAAAAGTTCATGCGCGAAGCAGAGCAGCGCGGACTTGTATTTTCAGTGTTCAGCGGTAAACGAAACTTGTCAGAGGAAGAACTGATATTCCGTGGTACTGAACATGAAGCGATCCGCATTGCACCAATTATAAAGGGCAGTAAACAAGGCGGGCTATTTCAGACGATTCTAGGTGTTGCATTGGTTGGCATTGGTTTTTTTGCGTTTGGTACAACATCTGCACTTGGGCTTGGACTAATTGCTGCCGGTGCTGGAATTGGACTTGGTGGAATAGTTCAAATGCTCTCACCAATGCCTGAATCAGCAGGAGTTGGTGAACAGGATGGAAATAACCCTAGCACCGGTTTCGGCGGACCGGTAACGACCACATCCATGGGACACCCTGTGCCACTGCTATACGGTGAATTTATGGTAGGTGGTGCTGTTCTTTCTGCCGGAAACTACACCGAAGACAAAGCCTAATAATCATCAATAATGCAACCGCCTTATGGCGGTTTTTTTGTGCCTGCATTCCGTGAGGAACCACACTAATGGCCTATGAATCAAGACTGTCGATCACTATCGATAGCCGCACTGCCGAACAGAAAGCAGAAGACTTAAACAAGGCGCTAGATCTACTCACCGCTGCCGGGGTACGCCTTACCAACAATAACCAGAATGTCAGCGATAGTTCCAAAAAAGCCGGTGCAGCTATGGGTGATGCTGGAGGTCGCGCAAGAAAAGGCGCTTCCGGTGTTGATAGCATTAACAAATCGCTTAAGGAAACTGATAGCGCAGCGGCAGCGGCGGCGGCCACCATTCGCCGGACATTGATTGGTGCATTCGCTGGCATTAGCGCCATGAACATTATCGACATGGCCGACCAATGGGGACAGTACGATAACCGCATCCAACGGGCTACTAAGAGCACCGCGGAATACACCTACGTTAACGAGCGCTTGCAGCAGTCAGCAAAAGAAACATTTCGGCGCATTGACGAAACCAAAGAATCATTCATAAACCTGTCACCAGTGCTGCGTGACATGGGGTTAACCCTGTCGCAGTCAATTGATGCGGTAGATGCCTTTTCAGGTTTGTTGGTGGTTAACGGTGCCAATGCTGAGCGCGGGGCTGCTGCCATCCTAGCGTTGGCTAAGTCAATGCAAAAAGGGAAGGTTGATGCAGATGCGTGGCTGACCATCTACAGCACTGCCGACAGTATTGTCGATGCATTAGTGATCAGCACTGGTAAAAGCGCCGAGGAAATCCGTAAGCTCGGGGCAGAAGGCAAGATAACTGGCGGCCAACTGGCAAAGGCACTTGCCGAAAACTACTCCACTATCATGGAGCAGGTACGCGGAATGCCAACCACAGTCCGTGACGCCTTCAACAATATGAATACCACGCTGTCAGAATATATTGGGCAGCAAAATAAGGCATATGGGGTCACTGCAACACTGGTTGATGGTATCAACGGACTTTCTGATAATTTGGATGTTGTTGCTAAAGTTGCTGGTGTCACTGGCATTATCATAGCATCAAGAATTACCGGTCCTCTTATAGCCAACGGCATAGCATTTGCTGGCGCGACGATAGAGGGCATTCGTTATCAGGCTACATTGGCATCAATGGCTGGTGTTAGTAGAACAACGGCAGCAGGACTTGGACTTTTAACAGTAGCTTCTCGTACGGCATCAGGAGCTATGGCGTTGCTAGGTGGTCCAGTAGGAATTTTGATAGCAGCCGCATCTGCAATGGCATATTTTGCATTAAAAACGGATGACGCTACTGAATCACTTGGGCAGATGCAACAGCCTCTATCAAAGATTAGAGAAGAATTTTCAAAACTAAACTTTGACCAGCGCCAGGCGCAAATAGTCAAATGGTCAGATGCTGCTGCGTTAGCGGCACAAAACGTATCTGATGCATATGCTGATTTGCAAAGTAATATCAGCAGCGGTATGAATGCTGCAGATGGCAGGTTTATGGGTTTTTACTCTGGTGAGCCAGAGTTTATTACCAAGCTAAAAGCTGCTATCGATGAAGCTAGAAAATCTGGTGATGACCTTGTACCTGTAATCCAAAAAATTGGTAAAGATAATGGAATACCTCAAGAAAATATCGATAGATGGATAAAACTTGCATCTGCTGTTTCAGATGCTGACGGTAAGCTAACAAATGCTAATAGCGTTATTTCAGCATTAAAAGACACTAGCGCGATCGTTAATAAAGAGCTTGATGACCTAGTGTCAGGACCACTATTCGGATTATCTTCAGAGTCAGTAAATCTTAACGCTACCACCGCCAAACTTGATAAAACATCTCAGAATCTACTCCAGTCTCTACGTGATGAATATGCCGAGGTAACACTAGGAAAAGAGGCACTTAAACAGTACAACGCTGAAAAAGTTATAGCCCAGATAGAATCATCAAAACTTGAAGGCGGGCTGAAGTCAGAAGCATTATTGCTGATTGAGGAAATTCAGAAACGCAAGGATGCCAAAAAGGCACTTGAGGAACAGCGACAGGCGGCCCAAGAGTATGCCGCAATTCAGCAAAAGCTAGCAGTATTTCAAGAACAGCAGAATCTATCAATCACTGGCATGGGCCGTGGGGATAAGTGGCGGAAGCAGCAAGAGCAGGAATTGCAGGTAAGGCAGCAATCAGCTAATGCTATATTGGCGTTAGAACAGGCTCAACAAGTCGAATCTACACGCATTAGTGACGCCGCTTACAAACAACGACTAGCTAACATTCAGTACCAAGAAAGTCAGCAGATAGAAGCTATACGCAATGCGGCAATGCAAAAGGCTGCAGCAGAGCAAAACTGGATGACGGGATCAATGGAGGCTCTGCAGAACTATGCCGATGCCGCAGCCAATACTTACCAGAACGTTCAGGATGCCACCGCTAATGTACTGAGTGAAACCACATCAACGATCAGCAGCAGCCTATATGACTTAGCGACAGGTGCAGAAACACTAGGCGGATCCCTACAAAATATGGTGAAAGGCTTTGCCTCTTCCATGCTGCAAGCTTT